GACCATTCTTACACGTTAGATACAGAGCTTCTGAAACTGAAGATAGACGTTACAAAACTTGGATCACTGGTTCTGCTGGTGGAGCAAGAACATCTTCTTTAGATGCGATGACAGTTAACTTCTTATCGGAAAGAGCTGTATGTACTTTAGGTGCAAACAACTTCTTCTTATTTAGAGACTAATAACTAACAATCATTAGGGGAGGATTAACCTCCTCCCCTTTTTTTTAACTTTAATTAAATTATAATAAAATGAAAAAGACAACAACATCAGTTACAAAACAGTACAGATTAAAGAGAGACGTAGCACCATTGTGCTTTATGTTAAACTCTCACCACAACAAAAGATCCCCATTACTTTATTTTGATGAAGAAACAGGTATTAATAAACCACTTCGTTATGCAAGAAACCAAAAGACACCTTTTGAGGAAGAGCAAGATGGTAATGCTATTATGGAGCCTATTGTTTTTGAAGATGGATTTTTAACTGTAGACAGAACCAATCAAGTTTTACAACACTTTTTATCTTTACATCCTGGTAACGGGATGATATATGAGCAAATAGATGATGCTAAAGATGCAGCTGAAGAATTAGAAATCGAAGAATTAATCTTAGACGCTCAAATTTTAGCAAGAGACTTAGATATTGCTATGCTTGAGACAGTTGGTAGAGTTCTATTAGGAGGAGGGGCAGATAAATTAAGCACTGCTGAATTAAAAAGAGACATTCTTGTATTCTCAAGAAACTATCCAGAAGACTTTATTGACATTCTTAATGATCCCGCATTACAAGTTGCAGATGATGTAGTTAAGTTCTTCAGTGCTAACTTATTAGGATTAAGAAATAATGGAAGAGATGTTTATTTTAATCTTGCTAAAAATAAAAGTAAAATGTTAACTGTTCCTTATGGAGAAGATGCTAATGATATAGTAGGATCTTACTTACAAACTGATGAGGGAGTAGAGACATATAAGTTACTTAAAAATATGTTAAAGAAAAATAAATAATTTCTAATCATACAACAGAAAGAGCACCTTAAAAGGGTGCTTTTTTTTTATGTATATTTGCACTTTATTAACCCATTAAAACCTTTTTATAAAATGGCAAAATTTCTTAAAATTACGAATGCTCCTATCAGTGGTCAGTTGATCAGCCTTGATGGAGTTAAAGCAATCGGTACAAATGTATCTGGTGTAGCAGCAACTGTTACAATCGACTATGTTGATGGTACAACTACTACAGTAACAACTGCAGTACAAGTTGCTCATGATGTTTACACAGCTATCTTAGACGGACAGGAAATAGCTTTAGCTACTTCTTGGCAGAACGCTTATTATGAGATGAATCTACCGAAAGCTGTAACGAGTATTCTAAATGCTTAATTAGATTAAGTATATCAGTAAGTAAAGAGAGGTCTACAAAAAAAGTGGGCCTCTTTTTTTTTACTATCTTTGTAAAAATGTTTATATAATATGGCGGCATCAATAAATGAAGTAAGGAATACTGTATTAGCTATAGCAAATAAAAATAACTACGGGTATATTACTCCACAAGATTTTAATTTATATGCTAAGCAGGCACAGCTGGATATGTTTGAGGATTACTTTTATTCCTATAATAATTGGATTCAAAGACAGAATGCAAGATCATCAGGTACAGGTTATGCAGACATTACAAAAGGTTTAGTAGAGGTAATGGATAGTTTTTCTAATACTGTATTTTTACCTCAAGTAAATGCTAATGTTTATTCTTTACCATTAGATTATTATTTAATTAATAAAATATTTTATTATAACACTCCTTTATTCACAGGGACCGCTACTGCTACAGTAGCAAATCAGTTAGTAGATGGAGCTGTAGTTGGATGGACTACTATACCTACAAGCTCTCCTACTCCAGCTATAGGAAGTATCGTTGTAAATACAACAACATTTCAACAAGCATATGTTACGGGAGTAGTAAATACTACGACTATAACATTAAGTGCAAATATATTTACAGTTATAGGTAATAGCTATGTTATATATTCTAATACAAAAATTAGAGAAGTAGAAAGGGTAAGTCAAAATAAAATATTTTACTTAACCAACTCTATGTTAACTGCTCCGAATCAAACATACCCTGCGTACACTTTAGAAAATAATAATATAACAGTATACCCTACTACTATATTACAACCAGGTGCTATACAGACTCAGTATATAAGGTATCCGTTAGCACCAAAATGGACTTTCTTAAATATAGGATTAGGAGAACCTCAATTTGATCCTACTCAACCAGACTTTCAAGAATTTGAATTACCTGATTCTGATGAGCCAACTTTAATAGCAAAGATTTGTCAGTATGTAGGAATAGAAATTAGAGAGGCGGAGGTATATAACTTTGGAAAAACAGAAGAGGGTAACGAAATACAAGAAAGCAGTTAATTATGTCATATATAACAGATTATCAATATTACGAGAATAGTCAGAATGTACCTACAGATGCAAACTGGGGATCTTATCAATACATATCTTTAGAAGATATTGTAAATAATTTTATGTTAATGTTTCAAGGTAATAATGAAATAGTAAATAATGTAAACAGATATCAAGTTTTATTTCACGCAAAGAGAGGAATTCAAGAGTTGAATTACGATGCAATGAAAGAAATTAAAATATTAGAATTACAAATTTGTGATCAACTTAGATTTGTTTTACCACAAGATTATGTAAACTGGGTAAGAATATCTTTAGAGCAAGATGGTATGCTTTACCCTATGACAGAAAATATACAGACTAATTGGAGTGGAGCTTACTTGCAAGATCATGAGTGTAGAATATTATTTGATATTGATGGTAATGTTTTAAAACCTCATAATTCTTTTTGGGACAAACAAAGATTAGATAGTCAGCAAAAAACAATGTATCTTGGGGACGGTCCTTATAGTGGGCAGCAAGGATATTTAGTAGACGGTGCTTGGTACTTTGATTATCAAGTAGGTGCAAGATTTGGTTTAAATACAGAAACAGCAAATGTAAACCCTACTTTTAGTATAAATAGAAAAGGTGGTGTAATAAACTTTAATTCAGGAATGGCTGGAAAGTTAGTGGTTTTAGAATATGTTTCAGATGGAATGGAAAATGGTGATGACTCCAGCGTTAGTGTAAATAAATTATTTGAAGACTTTATATATGCTTATATAAAGTATGCTATTTTGAATGGCCGACATGGAGCACAGGAATATTTAGTTAATAGAGCAAGAAAAGATAAATCTTCTTTACTCCGTAATGCTAAACTAAGATTAAGTAATATACACCCTGGCAGACTCTTGCAAAACTTAAGAGGTCAGGATAAATGGATAAAATAATATGCCTTTAACTTCAACAAATTTTATAGCTGGTAAAATGAATAAGTCTGTAGATGAAAGACTTATTCCACCAGGAGAGTATATTGATGCTTTAAATGTGCGTTTAGGATCTACTGAAAACACTGAGATTGGAGCGGTAGAAAATTCTTTAGGTAATACTATTTTAACTCAATTAGAGTTTCAAGGAGTACCTTTAATAGGAAATGTAAGAACTATTGGAGTATATGAAGATGGTATAAACGAAACTCTTTATTGGTTTGTTCATAATGAAAATAATCCCAACTCCGTAACTACAGGTGTTGTAGATTTAATTGTTTCTTATAATACTAATTTAGGATCTTTAATTTATCATGTAGTTAGCACCTCGGTTTTAAATTTTGATAAAAAATATTTAATAACAGGAGTAAATAAGATTGAAAATTTATTATTTTTTACTGATGATTTAAACCCTCCAAGAGTTATAAATATAAAATCAGATTATGCATATCCAGGCCCTGGTGCTGTGGATGATGTGTTAGAAGAGGAGGATGTAAGCGTTATTGTTAAGCCTCCAGGTTATGAAGATTTTGATACTACTGCAGGTCAGGTAGCTCCTTTGGGAGCTCCTTATGTAAAGCCTCGAGTTATTATAGGCCAGGAAAATTATATGGAAACTCGTTTTCTGTCTTTTGGTTATAGATATAGATATGAGGATGGACAATACAGTGCTACTTCTTTATTTTCTAACCCAGCCTTTCAGCCTTCTCCTTTCTCTTTAAGTATTCAAAACTATTGGAATCAAGGAATGAAAAACAGATTTAATGGTGCTGATATTTGGTTTTCTACGGGAAGTAAACGAGTAAAGGAAATAGATTTATTATATAAACAAAGCACATCTACTGTTATATATGTAATTAAGAGATATAACAAAGAAGAGTTAACATGGGGAGATAATGAATTTCAAACAGTTCTGTTTGGGAATAGTGAAATTTATACTACATTAGGTTCTGATGAGTTATTAAGATTATACGACAATGTTCCTCGTACTGCTAAAGCACAAACAATAAAAGGTAATCGTTTGATGTATGGTAATTATGTTGACGGATATGATATTAGATATACTGAAGGTGGGGCAAAGATTCCTATTTCTTATAATGTAACTGCAACAAGCGGAGAGATAGCAGGTGTAGATTTACCAGATCCTGTTACTTCTAATGGAGTGTATAATTTTGACGGTGTTCATAATGAGCCTGATTCGGTTATCACTTTTGATTTATCAGATATTAATCCTGCGGGGGGTGGTCCTATTGAACAAGATACCATTATAAATTTTGGATTTTCTTTACAACAAACTACTGCTACGGTATGTACGAATGGGACTGGAGGTTTTTGTCCTGGTGGGCCTGCTTTACAAAGTTCTCCTTTTGTTATTCCTATGAATTTTACAGTTCCAGCTGGAGGTTATGCAGATGTAAATACAATGTTAAATTCTCAAGAATTTAAAGATAGAATAGGAGGAAGTCTTGCTCAAGGTTATACTGGTAATAATGTTGTAAAACCTTTATATCCTTGTGCTGACAGTTCAACAGGAGGAACCTTAAGTGATAAATTTTACGCTTCTTCTGAGAACCCTATAGCAACTACAGGTCTTGTAATGGTGAGTGGAGGTATAGGTGGTATCCCTAACGCTCCAGCTACACTTTGTAGTCTTACAGCTTTAGATACAAATCCTTTCCCAACTCCTTGTGCTTCAGTGCCTATAACAAGTGGAACTACATTATGTAATCCACAAATTCCTCCATTAGTTCCTCCTGCAACTCTTTGTGTGGCAGGACAATTAACACAAACTGGATTTGATTTTAGTACAGTAGCAGGTTTAGGGGTGAGTGGTACAGAGATTGTAATAGACACTTTAACAGGATTGACAGCAACTGTTCCTGTTCAAGCAATTGCAGTAGGACAAGATTTTATATTAATAACAGATGCAACTGGAGGGGCGGCTACTCTATCAACAAGTGGTGTAGCCTATACAATAGTAAGTGGAGGACCACCTACAACCCCTATATGTTTAAATGATGGGTTTGCATACTCTGTTTCAGGTGACACTTTTTCTCTTCAAGCTCCTTGTATTCAGTATTATCAAGCAGACTCAACAGCAACAGGAGTATATTCTTATGCAATTAGATATTATAACTTTTTAGGGTTTTCTTCTACAGCAACATTTTTAAAAGATGCTGATGCAGCCAGCTTACATTCTAATAGAGATTATGAAGTAGGAATTGTATATATGGATGGAGAAGGTAGAGCATCTACAGTTCTCACAAGTCAAGATTGTACTGTGTTCTTTGAACCATCTTCTTGTGTTTTAAAAAATCAAATACGAGTAACCTTATCAAACCTTGCTCCTTACTGGGCTAAAAAATATAAGTTTGTGGTAAAACCAAGTCAGGGGACTTACGAGACTATTTACTCTAATTTATTTTATGCTCAAGATGGGACTGCAAAAAATCCTGGAGGGGGACTTCCCGTAGCCGATGTGGAAGATCCAAGTCAAGTGTGGTTTAAGTTAGATGGGCAAAATCAAAATATATTAAAAGTAGGAGATGAGTTAATAGTAAAACAAGATACACAAGGTGCTGTTTTTGGAGCACCTAAATCGGTGGTGTTAGCTATACAGTCTTATTCAGGTAAGGGTATTACAGATGTATCTTTACCAGGGCTATATATGTTGCTTAAACCTTCAGGATGGACTACAGAAACTATAGCAAACTCTACTTATTTTAGAGGTCAAAAAAGCGTAAAAAATACGAGTGGGGGTAGTATAGGTGGCTCTTGTATTGATAATTACAATTTAAATGATTCTGCAGGAACACCTTATGATCTCCCTGCTGGTTCTTCTGTTAGAATAAAAGCTGCTGCATATAGAGGGGGTAATAATTGTAGAAGAAATATAAGCTACGATAGAACATTTACAGTATCTCAAGATTACAATACTTTCCATCAGTGGGCAGTAGGAGATGATTTAGCAAGTAAGATGGGTACTAATACCTCTGGAACTTCTGGTGTAGAGGGAATGTCTTTATCATTTGACAATACTTTATATACGAGTGCAAGTTCTGCTTGCTCAAGTAGTGAGTATAATGTAAAGGCAAGTATAAGACAAAATGCAGCGGGTGGTCAATTTTTTGTATGGCAAGGAGCTATAACTGAATGTTTTGAAGCGAATTATAGTGATTCGGGGTGGTTCCCAGGAAGAGCTCGTTTAGAGATTGAGGTAACACGAGCAGGTGGAGTTTTTGTTTTTGAAACTGTACCAGGAGATGCTGATCCAAATTTATTTTATGATGCTTCTGAACTTTTAGATATAGAGCCTGACTTTGTTGGGGGCCCAGGATATCACATGGCTAAAAGAGATTTTGATCCAAGTGGTGGTGCTGGCTCTTATAGTTTATCAGCTGGTAGTCAAGACCAAACATCAGGAGGTGCTTCAATGGTAACAGTGTTGGATGCCTATAATTGTTATGTTTTTGGTAATGGAGTAGAAAGTTATAGAGTATATGACAGTCCAGCAGGTAAATCTTTTAATTTAGGAGAAAGAACTTTAGCAGTATCTAACCAAGACTTTCAAGAGGCAGATAGATTTGCAGGAATGACATATAGTGGGGTTTATAGTAGTTCAGCTAACAGTAATAACTTAAATGAATTTAATTTAGGTTTATTAAACTTTAAAGATTTAGAGACATCGTTTGGTCCTATTCAAGTTTTATATTCTCGTGAGACAGATATATTATGTTTACAAGAAGATAGAATATCTTATGTGTTAAATCAAAAAAATGTTATTACAGACTCAACTGGTGGGGGAGCAATAGCTTCAGTGCCTCAAGTTTTAGGAAGTCAAATAGCAAGAATAGAAGAATATGGTATAAGTTTTAATCCTGAGAGTTTTACTGCTTGGGGGTATGATATGTTTTTTACAGACACTAAAAGAGGTGCAGTAATAAACTTAAGAGGAGCATCTCAGGGTAGTGATCAACTACAAGTTGTTTCAACTTATGGAATGAATAGTTGGTTTAGAGATTGTTTTAATGCTCAATTAACTACTCAAAAATTAGGTGCTTATGATCCTTATATGAAAGAGTATGTATTAGGAACTAACTTACAACAAGTTCCTACACCTTTAAACGAAGTTCCTTGTGATACTACTATTAGTCAATTTAATAGTACGCAATCAATTACCTATGATGTAGATTTAGGGTTGGTTATTGGTGATGTTGTTACAGGTATTAATATAAGTTCAGGTACTGTAAGTATATCTATAGAGTGGAATGGTGCTATAGTTGCAAGTGCATCAACTTCAAGTAATACATTATTAACCTTTACAAAAACATCTAATACTCCTCAATCGTGTACAGTAACATTAACACCAACAGGACCTTCTCCTATTGTGCCTGCTACATATGATGTTACAGTGAAGTGCCCTAAAGGACTGCCATTAACGGTTAGACAAATAGTTGTAAACTCTAATAATTATAATGGACAAACTATCCATACTAATTATAACTGGTTTAACGCAACTAATATTAGTCCTTTTACAGGATTTAATCCAGCAACATTATCTACACCTGATCCAGCTGAATATGCGACTGCTACAGGCACACAGTCATTATTAGCGTTTCCATATTCTGGATCTTCTGTTACAATGAGAACTCAAAAGTTTGGAACTGATAATTTTGATTTTGATCCTTCTATGCATAAATTTAGAATACTCGCCTCACCTACTGAGTATTTTGCAAATCCTAATAATCCAACTTCAGCTGAAATAGCAACAGTAGTGGCTGCCGCTCCTATCGTGAGTGGGGCTGTCACGTCTCCATCGGCAGGAGAATATCAAGCAATTCAAGTTGGTGTAAATGTATCGGTAACAAATAGTTATTTATATTTAATTTGGGATTTCAGATTAGTTAGTTCAGGACAGTTATGCTATTGCTCTAATCCATCAAGTGCTGATGAGGTTTGTTGTAATTGTCAGGTTCCTTGTGATAAAGTATACTTTGGTCCTGTTACTTCAACTTTTTCACAAGTATGTCAGACAGAGGTTAATTCACCTGGAGCTAACAGTACGTGGGGCTTCCAAGGTAGTGGAGGATTACCAGTTGTAGGAAATGTAATATTTACAAGTACATCATGTAATCCTGCAAATGGATATCCGCCAACAGGTTTTTATATAATAGATCCTAATGTAACACCAACTTTATCTCCAAAACAATGGGTAGAAATTGGACCTAACGGAGTAGTATTACAAGCAGGAACGTGTTAAATAATAAAATAAAATAAAGATATGGCATGTATTAATTCAACAACTTTCTATTGGCCAGGAGCAAGTTTTGCTTCTACACCAACTATATACTCAGATCCAGGCTTTACTACAATAGCCCCTGATGGTTGGTATCAGCAAGGGGGAATATTTAGACAGATGTCAGGAGGAGTTTTAGGTGCAGCAACGACTTGTCCTGCCTGCGTGATTCCTTGTGATAGCACAGTGACTGGGAGCGGTGGAACTGGTAAATATTTAGCTACGGCCAGCATTGGAAGTTCAGTGGGAGTGGTGCTTATTAGATTTAACGCTTTTAGCGTTCCTGATCGATGTACATGGTCTTATGACTATGATAATTCAGGAACTCCTACAGTAGCTTCAGAATATTCTTCAAATACTTATGGGTATATGTCTGGACTTATAGGTACAGGTGGTGGTATAGGTAGTTATTCTTGTGTAACTATGGACGGAAGTACTATTAATGTAAGTAATGCTGCAGGAAGTGGAGGAACTTCATTCGCAGGAAATATATATAATTATGACTTTGCTACTAATTCTTTTGTGAATAGTGGGACTGCCACTACTGTTGGTCCTTATACAGACCAAGCTTCGGGTGGGGTGACGCTGGTGAATGGCATGACAGGTTGGTGTATGATGGTAGTTCCTAAACCTTTAGGGCTCCCTGCTACTTTAGATGTAGTAGTAGACGGTCCCTGTCAATCGACACAGTGGCAGATTTTTATCTCTTGTCCTACGCAATTAAATAACTTTAAATGTAGTCCCTCACCCACTCCTGCATGTACGGGAACTTCAAATCCATTTTTTACAGCTCATCCAGGGAATACAGCTGGAACAGCAGCTGCAGTCTTTGTCGGTGATTGGGCATTTGAAGATGAGTTTGGAGTAACAAAAAAAGCAGCTGGAACTTATTTAGTAGAAACTGGTGGTGCTCCACAATGCGTTGTAGTAAGTAGTAATGGGGTTGTAACCACTGCTAATAATTGTGTAGGAAATTGTTAATTATAAAAATATAAAACTATGTCAAATCCATTAAATCCAAATACTTTATCTTACAGTGAAGATGTAAAAGGATGGCCATCTTTTTATTCTTTTTTACCTGATTACATGATGGGGATGAATGGATTTTTTTATTCTTGGAATGGAGGGAATTTATACAGACACAATACTAATCCTTTAAGAAATAATTATTATGGTGTTCAGTATAGTTCTACTATTCAGTCTGTATTTAATATGGAACCTATGACAATTAAGTTATTTAAAACAATGTCATATGAAAGTAATGATGCTTGGAATTGCACATCCTTATTTACTGATTTAAGCACAGGATCTATTCCTGGATCTGGAGTTCCTTTACAAACATGGTTTGTACAAAAAGAAGGAGAATGGTTTTCGTTCCTAAGAGAAAACGCTACAACCACTAATTTTAAAGATAGATCTTCTAATGGTATAGGAGCCTCTACTAATTTAACAGGGCCTGTAGCCGCAGTAGTAATTGAATTTGGATTACAAGATATTGGAAGTATTGTTACTGTTGGAGATAGAGTTTTTTCAACTAACCCTCCTAATGCCCCTGTTTTTGTAGGAGCAGTAATTAATATAGTGAGACAATCTACTACAGATATTGCAACAGGAGTAGTAACACCAGCGTCAATTACAGTAGATACTGTAGGGCCTTATCCTAATGCAGTTAATCCTTTACCTTATCCTTTCCCTGGTACAGTTCCTCCTGTAGGAGACTTTATTTCAATTATAAAAGATGCAATTGCAGGATCAAATGGAGCACGTGGTTACTTTATGAATTTTACGCTAAAAAATGACAATACAAGTACAGTAGAATTATTTTCTGTAGGTAGTAGTGTGATGAAATCATATCCATAGATTTTATTATCTTTGCATAAATGAAATTAAATATAAGACCACTAAAAGAAAAAGATTATGAAGACATTCTTTCTGGATGGTGGAAAGATTGGAGATGGACTCCTCCTTCAAAAGATTTTTTACCTGAAGACGGTATGGGTGGTTTTATTGTTTATGATGGAGATACACCAGTTTGTGCAGGGTTTATGTATATAACTAATTCAAAAGCAACGTGGTGTGATTGGATTATCTCTAACTTAAAATATAAAGATAGACAAAAAAGAAAAGAAGCTTTAGAATTATTAGTAAAAACCATAAGTAACAAGGCGGAAGATTTAGGTAAAAAATATGTATACGCATTAATTAAAAATAAACCATTGATTAACGTATATAAAAAAATAGGTTTTGTGGAGGGAAGTACCTACACACATGAAATGATTAAAACAATATAATATGGCAGTAGTAACAGCAGCAGTAGTAGGTATAGCAGCAGCAGGAGCTTCAGCGGTGCAAGGATTTAAGGCAGCAGCTGATGCAAAAAATGCAGCAGAAAAGGCAGATAAAGCAGCAGCAAAAGCAATGAGTGAAGCTAAGGCTAAGGCACAAGTAGATATGTATGCTGGTCTTAATGTTCCTTTAGATGCATATGAAGCAGAATTTGAGAATCAAATAGCTGGTCAAAAACAAGCAGTAGAGGCACTACAAGAAGGAGACTCAAGAGCTTTAGCGGCAGGAGTAGGAAGAGTAGGTGCAGCACAAACTGCGGCAGGAGAACAAACTCGTATTGCTATGGGTGAAGAGATATCTGACCTTAATAAAATGAAGGCTGATTCTAAAGATGCTATAAACCAGCAGCTTATAACTATGGATGTATCTGCAGCAAAAGAGCAGAACCAAAGGATGAGAGATGCTGAAGCGGCCAGAGCTCAAGGTATTTCTCAAGGTATTCAAGGTGTAGCGGGAGTAGTTCAAGGTGTAGGAGATTTAGCCCCTTTGTATGGACAGAGCGGTGCAGATAGAAGAGGTTCTAAATTAGCTAAACAATATGCCGATCAAAAACCTGCAGGCATGACTGATGCTCAATGGGCGGCTAAATTAGGGGAGCAAGGTTATAGTAGAGAAGAATATATGTCCATTAAGAATCAAGGAAATAAAGATGCTTTCTGGACAGGAGATGGATTTGGATGGGGAGAACTGGAAAGTGCAACTGATGTTTACGATCCTAATAAACAATATTAAACATGGCAAACCAATTTACTAAAGCAAAAATAGACTTTGATGTTTATCAAAAAGCGGATCCATCTTCACAGATTAATTTTGGAGAAGAGGCAAAGGTTATATCTGATGCTTTTAAAAATGTAGCAACAGAGAGAGAAGGAAAGAAAGCTGCACTGGAAAAAGCTTTCAAAGACCAACAGGCTGCGTTAAATGATTTAGGAGAATATGATAACCCTACCGCACAACAGGTAGTTATGAATGCAGGACAGGATGGAGCTAACAAGTTGTTAGACATGAAGAACATGATGAAGAGAGGTTTAGTAAAACCTGCTGATGTTACTATGTTTCAACAAAACCAATTAAATGGTTTTAATTTATTGAAGAAAAACATGGGTAACTTTGATAAAACTTTTCAAGAGTATACCACAAGATTACAAGAAAATATGGAAGGGAGTGACTTATCTCAAGGTGCTCCAGCAGAACAATGGTTAGCAAAACAATTAGAAGGGTTTGCTAATATGAATAATATCTCAGTACAGACAGATCCTGAAACAGGTAATGTTTCTATGTTAAGATTAAATGAGGACGGAACAGTTGATAAAAATTCAAGTGCTACACTGAATAGACTTACTCTTTTAATGAAGCAAAAAGTAAATAACTTCGATCCTAACAAAGGATTAGAAAGAGCAAAGGCAATATCAGGAAAGGTTGTACAACAACGAATAGATTCTAAGCATGGTTTAAATGCTAAAATTACAACAGAGGAAAGAAGCAGAATGGAAACAGAATACTATAATGGTACAGAGGGGCAAAAATATTTAGATGCGGAGGCTCAGTCAATGTTAGCCGATCCGTATGATATGCAGTCGTTTATGTTAAACTCATCCTTAACAACTGAGGATGGAACTGCATTTGAAATAGGAGACCAGCAGGCATTTGATAAGTGGAATGCAGAGCATCAAGGTAATGAAGAGAACAACCCTTATCTTGTAATGGAGTTTGGAGCAGACAATCAATATAACGCTCAGTTTACTGATGCCCAAAAAGAGATTGCTTTAGATGCTATGAAGACTAAGATAACAGGAACTTTAGATTATACTAAAGAAGAAGACGTAAAAGGTTTAGTTCAAAAAAGAGCTGAGACATCTGCAGAGACAAAATCAAAAGGAGATAAAGAAAATGCTGGAGTATATCTTAAAAATGTAGACATGGTTGTGTCAGGAACTGCTGCTGAATCTGATGCTGGTGCTCAAAACTTAATTGACGATATTAATAAAAATAATCCTAATGCTCCACGATTAACAAATATTGATAGAAACGTAGAGCTGTTAAATGAAGAACAACAAGAAGTAGAGTTAAATACATTTAAAGATGCTAACCCTAATGCTACCGCTCAAGAATTAGAAGCAGAGAAAAACAGATTAGCTACTGAGGGTAAAATCACAGACTTTACTATTAAAGTAGACGGGCAACAAGATAGAGTTATAGATGCTTATAATGATGATGGTACTCTAAAAAGTGGTCAGCAACTTAAGAGAGAAATCTATGAGAAGATTACTCCAAAGGGAGCTACTAAGTATGATATTGCAGAGAAAAATTATGATGGCGATCTATCAAGAGGTGCGGGTAATACATCAGCTGGAGGTGAAGGAGTGAAAGATAAGATTGTTTATAAGAGAATGAATATAACTAATACCAATGGTGACGAGGTTACTCCTGGTGATTATTTATATACAGAATTAGGTGGCTCTTTAAATTCTTATGCAGATGAGCCTGCACAAGTAGAAGAAGAGTTTAATAAACTTATGGATATGGATGAGATAATGCCACGTGGTCTTGAAGGTGGTGGTAGTTTAAAGATTAATGCGGCAGGTGACGGTGTCTTTACTATTGGAGGACAAGAGTTTATATGGTCGGATATTTATGGAGATGGGGATAATGTACAAGATATTGTGGTCTTTATGCAAGACTCTATTGAGACAGCTGTAAATAATCAAAACTCAGGAACTACAGGTAGTGGTGGATCATCTAAAGGAGCTGGGAGTAAATACAACTAAATAATATATGAACGAAAAAGCAATCAATGACGGGTACAAATATTTTGTAGAGACAGGATACCAAGGTACTATAGATGATTATAAAACACTCCTTAATACTAATGGAGATGCTGTTAATGATACATATAAATACTTTGTCAATACAGGTTATAAAGGAACTGTTAATGACTTTGTAACTTTATTTGGTATTGGTGAAAAAAAAAATCCCGTTGGCAATGGTACTGGAGAAGAGGAAGTTATGGTATCAAGTATCGAGGACATTCAAGAACCTGGCTCATCGGAGCCTTCTCTTCAGCCAAGTAATGAACAAGTTGATAGTGCGATAACTGAAGGTGCCCCTGAATTTGGTGTTGAAGAAACTGAAGAAGAAACCATAAATATAGGACAGGGCAACCAAGTAAATCCTGAAGATTTAATAAAGCCACGATCAGTTAAAGGTTATGAGCCTGAAAGTTGGGGTGGATTAAAAAGCCTTATAACTCAGTCTACACAAGAGGAGCGTAGCGATCCTAATTACAAAGGATTATTTAAAGTAGATACCACTGAAGAGGTTGTTGAGCAGCCAAGTGATTTCTTTGATGAGTCTCTGCAACAGATTACACCAGACCTTATTTCTAAGACAGAAGAGAATGTAGTTCCTTTAATGAACTATCATTTTAATGACTATGGGTTTACTTTTACTGAAGCAGATTTTACAGGTGATGAGATGACAGTGTCTGCCGCTAATGGAGAAACATTAAAAGTAGAATTAGATGCTTTGTTTTTTACGGGCAAATATTCTGATGAGTTAAAACAATTTTTACAAGATAATAAAGAAGAGAGCACTAAGTTACACCAATTAGAAGCTGGCTATGTAAAGAAACAACAAAAGATTCAAGGAGAGAAAGATGTAGAGAATATGGTTAAGGATTTAACTACTGAAACCAACGTTCTTAGAGATGAGTACAGTGAATACTTAATGGCTAAAAACTTTTATGATAAAAATAATTTATCTGACATGGATCCTAACGAGGTGGTATATGTAGAAGGTCCTGACGGGCAGCAAATGGCTACAACTCCTAAAGTTCTTGCAGAAAAAATAGCTTTAGCCTCTCAAAATATTGCAATATCTAAAAAGAATTTAGCAGTAAAAGGAAAAGAATTAGATGAGGTTGTAGGCGGATGGTACGAGATGCGTAGTGAGCAAAGTAGTATAGGGGGTTTTGCTTATAATGCTTTATTAGATGGTTCCGCTCGTATAGGAACTCAAGTGATGAATAGGATGATTGATGTGGGTACTTATATGGCACCTGCAGAAGGAGGCTTAATGTCTCAGAATGAGTATAGAACCAAAGTGTTAACTAAAGCAAAAGAAGCTGGGTTATTAGGAGACACTTATACGGAAGAAAGAATACAAGAAATTATTTCTAATGATGAAGAGTATGAAAGATTTTTAGAGTTAATAGAAAAAACTCCAGGAACTACTACAGAAATTAAATCAGCAGGATCTATAAAAGACGGTACATCTGCTTCTACTCGAAAAGTAACTACAACTTTATTAGAAGATATAGAATCTAAAATATTAGACGAGTTAAGAAAAGAAATAAAGTACGATGTAAAGCCTGGAGAAAATGTGTACGCTAATCCGTTCTCTCAATTTGCTAACGATCCAAAGTATGATGGTAAAGATGGCATGTTAGAAATGTCACGTAGAGGATTGAGGTACGGGTTAGGTATGGAGGAGACTACTGAGGAGGCTACTCAAGAAGCTAAAAAAGGTTTTTGGGGAGGTGCTCTAATAGGAGTAACTGAGTCTATCCCAGCTATGTTAGGCCCTGCTCCTGTTAGGATATTTAATATGATAAGTCAAGTAGAAGACCATATTAATGAGGAGATGGAAAATGATCCTGACTTTGCAGATATAAGTGAAGCTGAGAAGACTATGTTTACTGTGCCTTTAGGTATAGTGGTAGGGGTATTAGAAAACCTTGGGTTTAGAAATGCTATTGCTCAGAAAGGTTTAGCAAGTAAAATATTATTACTGGCACTAAAGAAAAGTGGTAAAGATATTACAGGGCAAAGCTTTAGACAAGTAGTAAAGAAAGAGGTTAACAACCTTATGGGACAAGGACTTCTGTTAGTTACAGCTTCTGGATTAGCGGAGTTTGAGACGGGGCTTGCACAAGAGATTGCAGATATAGGTTTTAAAGAAGCTTATAATTATAATAAAGAAAAAGAAATGTTTAGAACTCCAGAGTCTTTTGGTGATGGGGTAAAGCAAGTAATCAGAGCAGGACTACAGGAAGCAGTGGGAGGATTTGTAATTGGTACACCATCAGCTATAATACAGACAGCAACAGCTGGAGATTTCACTGGTTTAGGAGATGGTGTTTTTGAGATGTATGAGCAGGTTCATAAGGAGCCTGTAGTAAGAGACGCATTTATTCAAAGAACTAAAGAGCGTATTTTAAATGGTGATATAACTAAGAAAGAGGGACAGCTTGAAATTGATATGTATGACCAAGTAAATGGGGTGATGGATCAAATACCTTCGGATCTTCCTACTAATCAAAAGAAAGAACTACTTGGTAATCTTTTAAGACAACAAGAACTACAGGATGATATAGATAAATATAATAAGCTACTAACTAAAAGACAACAACAAGAGTTATTAGATTTAGAGAATGATGTAGAAAGAATAGTTCGATCTGGTAATACACAAAACCAACAAGAAGCACAAGAGACTGAGTTAAATACACAGGCAATAAACGAATTAAAAGAGGAGGGAGTAGAGAACCCAACTCCTGAACAAATTAAAACTAAAAGAGATGCCATTCAAAAGTCAAGCCCAGAGAAAGTGGATGTACAAGAATCTACCGAAAGTAGCCAAGAAGTGGGAGATGGAAACACCCAAGGGCAGTCTACCCAAGAGAGCCAGGACAGTCAAACAGATCTTGACACGCAGACGCAAGAGGAAGTAGATGATTTAACATCTATATTTAATGAGCAAACAGGTATGCAGGAGCAAGAAGGAACTCCTGAACAACCAACTCGTAGAGCTGTAGTACAAAACGAAGAAGATGGAACTATAGATGTTATAGTTACTGACGGTAAAAATGAAGTGTATGAGGGAACAAGTGTTTCAGATAATGTTCATGTGACACAACCTAAAAATGCTAAGCCTGAAAATAGTGTTGATATTTCTTTTGATAGTTTATTAAATAAAGCTAAGAATGCAGGTAAGGCTATAGTTAAATTAATTCCTGACTTAGACATTGTAGTACACGCATCAGAAAATAATTATAATAAAGCAGTAAGCAGTGAGAACGCAGGAACACGTGGTACTTTTAATCTTAATACTAATACCATTCATATTAATTCTTCTAAAGCTAATACACGAACAGTAGCTCATGAGGTTATGCATGCTGTACTATTAAAGAAGTTAGGAGTCAATGCAGACTTTAGTAAAGTTACAAAGCGAATGTTAGATGCTGTAGCAAAAGCAATGCCTAAAGATTCTAATTTGAAAGAAGTTATAGAAGACTTTGCAAAAGATTATAAGATTAATGACCAGAATGAAGAGCAAGTGTCAGAGTTGTTTGGATATCTTTCAGCTGCATATACGCAGTTAGATGGGCCTACTAAAAATATAGTAAAGAGGTGGTTACAGAAAGCAGCTAAAGCTGTTGGTTTACCTGTTAACATAACAGAGTTCACTAAGGAAGAGGCTGATATGATTGAGTTCTTTAATACAGTATCAGGCAAAGTAAGAGAGGGAGTTGAAGTTACAGAAGGAGATATAGAAGTTATTCCTGGAGAGGTAGTAGAAGATGCTGAAGGTCCTGTGCCTGAAAATATTCCTGATGATGGTCCGTCTATTGACTTAGAGGTAACAGAAAAAAACCAAAAAGATAGGGGTGGTATTGATATGAGTAAAATAAAACGTGGTTCTATTAACGATCTTAGTGGAGTGAATGCTTTTGTTTTTGCTGCAGACCAAGCTACTTATGGTAATATAGAAAGCCCATCAGGCTTAGAGTTTATGTTTAACGGAGGATACCTATATCCTTATGGCTCGGAGTCTCAAGGAAGTAATGCTGTTTGGGTATTTTCTGCTGAATCAGCAGCTAATAAAGTTTTAAATAAAGCTAAAGAAAGTGATGGTGTGGGACTTGTTATGTCTCAGGCTTCAGATGGTATTACAGGTAATCTACAATTTTATGATTTCTTAAATGCAGAGATTGAAAATGCAATAGAAAAGGGTGCATCACCAAAAGAAATGGTAGATTATATAAATAAAAAACTTGCTGATAAAACTAAAGATGGAGGAGATGGTAAAATTACTACATATTTAAAAAAGAATGGATTACCAACACAAATTAAAAATTACCAAGAGATACAAGATTTATTTAAAACTACAAATTTTGAAGTAAGAGGTCAGTTTGCAAGAAAATTTATGAGTGCAGAGTCATATAATAAGTTTGGCATCTATCCTTTTGAAGCGAAAAAAACTATTGATGGGGATATAGAGAGTGTAGTTAATGATCCATCTCTTAAGAAAATTCAATATGGAGATATAATTTCAGCCATAGAGTTTGACCAAGATGGTAAACCTTTTAAATTAAATGAAGGTGATCCTGGATATCATCCAGCATACCCATGGGCATTGCCTGGTAAACCTATGATGGTATTTAATAATGCAGTAGATGTTAGAAAGGTTTATCCAAAAGCAAAACCAGTTTCTGGTAATCAAACTCTTTTAGGTAAAAGAACGAAACCTGTAGCTGCTCGTTCTGCAATGGGTGGACAGTATGTTGCTAAGGTTCCTAAAGATATTAATGTAGAGGGTGCACCAATAAAAGAAAAAGCACAGAAGGTTACATTTAAAATAGAGAAGCAAAGAGTATATAAAGACGATGCCTCTGGAGTTACATTCTTAACTAAAGGATATGGTGGTAGGTTTATTAATATACCAAGGAAAGCAATTACTATAAAAGATATTGATGGTGTAAGCCAATACCAGAAACCTTTAGTTGAGGTTACTATGGATAAAAAGGTTTACGATAAGCAAGATGAAACAAGACAATACAAAGATGGAAAAGAATCATTTGTAAATGAATTAGAGACTATCAGAGGTTTTGAAACGGTAAGTCCTAATGAAAAAGCACAAGTAATTACAGAGCAAGATATGGAAATATTATACCCAGAGAAAGCTCAGAAAAGAAGTTTTGATTTTACTCAAGCCGAAGTAGACGCAGCCTTAAATAGTGATACAAAATCAGTAGAAGTTATAGCTAAAGGATTACAACCGAAGAAAGGTGAAAAGGTTGGAGTTAGGTTAAATCTAAATGTATTAAAAAATAAAGGGATTCCTATTCAAACTGTACATCAAGGACAGGTTAGCGATAAATATAAAAGAGTAGATGGTATATCAGGATTCTTTAAGGGTACCGCAATAAACTATGCTCCAGCTGTAACATTAAAAGATGTGTACCTCAATGTTCATCAAGAAGGTGTATATAAGATAAAGGAGGGTTACACTCATAAAACTCCTATAGCTTCAGTTGATGGACTTTACCAAGACGTGTCTCTTGCTGACACTAACTTTGATGGTGTAGAAATTAGGTTTAATCCTATGAGAGGTGGTTTGTTTGTGACAGCTGAGGGCAACCGTCCAGTTAGATCTGTAAAAGAGGCTACTATTGTTGGACACAGAGTGTATGGAAGAGGTAAGATTGAATACTTTACAGAAGCAAATAAACCAAAGAAATTTGTTCCTGATGCAAAATGGTTAAGTAAAAATAAAAAGATAAAGAAAAGTGAGAAAGCACAACTCCCTGATGGTTATTTTATAAAGGAAACAGGTAGAGGAGAATTTAAATTAATGAAGGGAATTAGAAGTGCGGGAGATATGTCTATTGCTGAATTGCAAACATCTACACCAAGTGTATCTCAAGTTTTTATTAGACAATTTGATCAAGGAAAAGGTTTAGCTCCTGATATGTATAGAGAGATAGCTAAAGCAATGGAGGCTAAAGGCAAGACCTTAGTGTCCTCTAAGTATACTAACGATGCTTCACAAGGGGTATGGAAAAGATTAGTTAAAGATGGTGATGCAATAGTTATAGGTGGTCGTATTGATGCCGAAGGTGTGTTTCGCCCACAATACTCTATGCGTAATGAGGCTTCTGAAAAAGCACAGAAAGCTTCAGTAGATAAACTGGCTAAGATGTATGAGATGAAAAAGAATGGTGTTATCTTTAATAAGCCAGGAGTTAATAGAGTAGCTTTAGAAGACTGGGCAAACTCATTAGGGTTCACAGTAAAGCCAACAAGAGGAGATATAGGTGAGCTTACTGGATTTAAATTAATAAAACCAGATG